ATAGCGTCATCATATGATGTTACACTGATAATCCAAGGTAACTTAGCGTCACGTCTAACTTCATATAAGAATTTTTCGCGACTTACCTCGCCTGCTTTATGCTTTTTGTATAAATCTATTGTTGTCATACTGATAAATATTATCTTCCTTGTCCACGATACGCTTTAGGACGTGGTGTGTGTTTGTTAAATGCTTTTTGTGCTGAGCCTAATTTACGTTTACCGAACGTAACCTTCTGGCTGTTTCCTGCTGATTTTGCTTTTGCCATTGTTTATTATTTGGGGTTGTATAATCCTTGTCTTACAAGTGACTGGATAATAGCATACACTGCATCTTGATCACTATATTCATAAAACTTAGCTAAATCCTTTATATATCCTAATACTTTAGAATCAAGTTCAGGGTTAACAGCTTCATCCATTTCAATATTTTCGTTTATTTTAGCCTTAGCGTTAAATACGAATTTTTTATAGTCAAAATTATCCATTGTTAAAATATTTTTTTGTAGTCTATTGCTTTAGACTTGCGGTTAGGAACAGAGGGAGCATTTGTGAAACCAAAAACATCAACAGCGTAATTTTTCTTTACTTTACCTCCAGCAAGTTGTGGAGCGTCTTCTTTCTTGATTTTCTTAAATGCTTTAGTAGTAGCAATTTGTGGGTTGGAAACACCAGGAGCAAAACCAGCACCTGTACCAGTACCAGACATTTCTTTTACTAGTTGTGTAGTATACTCCTTAATATATTTTCTAATGTCCATTTACTTAGATACTTTTTTTAATTCATCTAGTAACTCATGGTATTGTAATAATGAGATCATATGCTCATCTTTTACAGTTTTACCTTTAGGAACACCAACCATTAAATTCAATATCTCGTTTAATTTAATCTGAGTAGTTTTGTCATCTAGTTTAGGGATGAATGCTTGTAACTCATTTTTTAAACCATTAACATTCTTATTAACAAACTCACGTAATTGTTCTGTATTAGAAATGTTATTGATGAATTCTTTCAATACATTCTTTTGAGTAGTACTGAAATATGAATATTTGTCATTAAATTTCTCAATAAGTAACTTGTAAGCTAAGATACGAATATCTTTATCTGCTCTTGTAAACTCATTGATAACAGCACTTTGAATTTTTTCTTCAGTCAATGGAATTTTTGTGATATGTTCCAACAATGTTAACTTGTTAGTAACAATTGTTTTAGGATCACTAAATTCTTTACTGTTTCTAGATTCAATTAACGTGGAGATAGACGCTAATACTTTGTAATTATTAATCTTAGCCTTAAAGAAATCATCAAGATCATAGTTCTTCTTGATCTCTTTGATCAAGTTGTACTTATCCTTGTTGATTTGTTCACGATTCAATTTAGTACTTAAATCAAGTACTGTGTTGATCAATGACTCGGCTTTAGACTCGCTCAACTTCTCAGCTGAAGCAATAGTATAGTATAATTTATGCTCCTTGGCTAATTCGCTGTTGGAGAAAAATTTCTTAATGATTTTAACCGACGATGAATCTTTGGCTGATAGCACATCAGATGCGATCTGGCGGACAAGTAATTCAAATAAAATACCTGTATTTTTAAATTTGCTGTGTTTGGCTTTCATATAAAGTTAATGCGCACTACTTATAAATATGTTATTAATCAAGTTGCTCACGGATATTGTCCTCGTTTAACAAATCGCTCTGTTCAAATAACGTGATTTTACGATTAGCTTTAGGTGCATTTGCTAATGTTGACTTAAGACCAGCTAATGCTGATGATGCTTTCGCCTCCATTGCTAATGCTGAGTTGCCTTTGTAGCTAGCGCGCAATGTGCCATCTTCTTGGTCATCATTGCTCTTCATAAACTTATTACCTAAACGATCTTTACCTAATGGATCTTTTTGAGTACCAATAAATGATGGATGTTCAGTTGGTCTACCTTGTAATGGTTTAGGTTCATTTGGATTAGTTTCATCAAATCCTACAGGAACTTCATTACTTGAATTATATCGACCTGAACCGTAAGCGGTTGCTAATTGTGATGGTGTACCGTAGGCTTGACCAGAATCATATGGATCGTTACCTTCAGTTTGTATTTGATCTAAACGGAACTTAGCTTTCTTATCTTCAACTAATTGATCACGTAAGTCATCCATTTGTTCTTCACTCATATGGAATAAATGCTCATAAATCCAACTAGTTGGCATTAATTCTTTATCAATCATATTACCCGCTAAGTCAACCTTTTGAGCAAGTAATGCCATACGTTCTTGATCATAGATAATTGATGGTGTAGTTAAGTTTAACTCGAAGTTAGTTAACGATTCACCTTCATATCCTTGAACATATAAGTGTACAATAGCGATTTTGTATAATTCTGATAATACAATACGTTGAATACGTTCAACTGTACGAGCGAAACGAATATCTTCAGCGGCAAGTGTTGCTTTACCAGTCAAATCTTTCTCATAACCCATAAACGCTTTAGGTATCTTAAGAGCGGCGAATAACTTATCACGTAAGTACGCAACGTCTTCAATACCATTATATTCTAATCCTTTAGTAGTATCAATACGTGTTGTACTATCATTACCACGAACAGGAATATAAAAATCCTCCATCGTGTTTTGCATATTGTACTTAAGGTTATATTGGCCAGTTTGAGGATCAATATAAGGAACTTTCTTCATCTTATTGACCATCTTCTGCATGTAGTTTTCTACCTCATTAGGTGGAATAGAACCTACGTTAACATAGAAAACACGTTTTTCAGGAGCACGAACAATTCTATGAATTAACATCGCATCTTCCATCAAAACATATTGTTTGAATATTTTACGTCCTGGTTCTAAGTAACTTCTACCATATGGCAAAAAGTTAACATCACTCAATAGACGGAAGTGAGCCATTTCATAGTTCTCAAAGTAAATACCTTCAGCTCCACCTAACATAGCGTTTGGAGGTATAACTCCATATCCCATAGTTGTACCAGCAACTGATGTAGGATCGTACTTAAAACGCACATAGGTTGGGTTTTTAACGTCTACTCCTTCCTCTCGTATAATTGCGTAAGCAGAGAAAGGTATAACATTATATACACCAAATTTTTCTGATATTTCTAATTTAAGATAAAAGTCACCGTACTTACACATGTTTCTAGTCCATGACCATAAGTTAAACTCAATGTTTAACACGTCATAGAACAAGTTACGTAATATTTTCTGTACGTTTTCGTCTGATGATTTGATATGAATAACTTCACCGAAGTCGTTCTTTAAAGTACATTCGTCAGCAATGATATCAAGTGCAGATGCTACAATAGCGTCTGTATCCATTGCTTCATAGTCTGTGTATAATTGAACACGTAAGGTTTGGTAGTTTAAAACGTTGTTAAGGTTATAAACTCCAGCGCCTGATGTTGTATATATTTTGGTAAAGCGGTCAACTAATGCGTTTGTTTGCAACGCACCTAATGATTGTATTCTATCAGTGTCAACTACTTTTAATTGATCACCACCAACATTTCTAATGATAACATCAGATGAGAATAATCGTTTTAACCTACCAAAGAGTGATGTATCAGCCATTAATTATTTTGTTTGTATGAGTATAAATATTTACCGTATTATCTAATCAACCAATCCATGTCCTCCGTACCATGACCTGTGTCCATTTGCCATGGGTTTAAATAACTTCCATTAGATGTATGACGGTATACAGAATTATCATTATATCCTGTTTTTATCATACCTCCCACACTCACTTTAGATAGATCTAAACCTGTTTGTCTATAACGTAATGCTGTATCTCGTAAGAATAAACCAATACCTAAAGACATCACCAAGTCATCATTATAACCATCTAAAGCTTGTGCTTTACCATTCTTCCACACAAATGTTCTTAGTTCTTCAAGTGTACGTTTTGATTGAATAACGCAACTCTTCTCGTGAATGTATGAAACCATCTTTGAGATAACAAGCGGTCTTGTCTTTAAGGAGTTAGTAAATCCAGGAACCATACCTTCATCACGATCAAATCTATTCAAATACATTTCAACGTTAGTCATAGCAACATCAGAACGTGGTGAGTAATATAAATTACGGTATCCACGTTCAATAGCAGTTTGAATAACGTCCCAACCAATATTGGCATTTTCAATTACTAATAATGCATCGTTATATTCAGTGGCTAGTCCAATTAAGAAATTTCCATAGTCACGAGTACCAATTTGTCCTTTATATTCAGCTACTTGTTTAGCTTCCTCTACATCAATAACATGACAAGCAGAATAGTCTTTACTATCACCTCTAGCTACGTCGGCTACAACCATATATGTTTTAGAGTAGTCTGGTGATTCCCAAACCCATAAGTTTCCATCAAACCCTCTTCTCTCCATAGGCTCAACCATAAATGTTTCCATATAAAAGTTAAGCATAGGAGGTTCTACTACTGTATCTCCTGAAGTACTAAAGTCACAATCACACTCCTGAGCAGCATTTCTAAGTCCTAAGATATCATCTTGATCATCTCTCCATTTTTGGTCTCGTTCTGGGTGTACAGTCCAAGGTAATTTAATAGCAATAAAGCCATTTGATCCTTGTTCAGCACCAATAAATGTTCTATGAAACCAGTTACCTGTACCATATGGAGTTGATATAGCAATACATTGACCTCCAGTGGCTAAGGTTTGTTGAGCAGAAGCGAATATCTCATCAATACCCTCAATGAAGGCAGCCTCATCTAATAATAGTAAGGACACGGCTTCAGATCTACCTGCATCTGCAGTTGCACCAACAGCTTTAATTTGAGAACCATTTGATAAACGGAGTGATAACTTATTATCCTCATCTGCTTTTACTTTAAGCCAATTAGGTAAGTTATTATAGGCAAAACGCACTTTAGTAACCATGTTTTTAGCAGTTTCCTGCTTAGTGGCAATACAAAGTATATTCTTGTCCTTATGGAATAACATTAGCCATAAAGCATATGCTGATGATAAGGTAGAAATACCTAACTGTCTTGATTTATTTACTACGTTGTAAGTATTCTTTTGAAATAAACGTAATACTTTTTCTTGGAAAGGATATAAATTAAATTGGATTCTACCACGCTTAGGGTGTTGAATCATATAATACTTCTTCATGAAGTGAACAGGATCTGTAGCACACTTAATATACTCCTGTTTAATTATCTCCTTAATATTTTGCTGTTCGCTCATATAACGGGGTTGTGTATATAAATATATAAGAGGAGCCTAACCTTAGCGGTCAGGCTCCAGAGCCATAATACTGAGAATATGGCGGGGAATAAAATTTATATATTAACTAGGATATATACTATCATATATGTCTTTAACTTGAGCTTTATAATCCTTATAGTTTTCAGCATCTATATCCATTACTTCTTCAGCGAATTCTTTTTGCCACTGTTCGTCATATGAATTTATATAACTTTCAATATCATCATCAAATCCTAAGTCTAATTGTTTATTAGCTTTAGCCCACCAATTTGATGATGGTGAGTTAATTTTATACTCATATAAACTATTCTTACCTTTACCTGGTACTGGTTTTTTAATGTTTGTTTTTGTACTAGTTAGGGGCTTTTTTGTTTCAGCTGTTTCCTTCATTGCTTTAGAATAAGGACCTAACTTATTGTCTTGTAAATACTTCTTGTAATCGAAATTGTCTGCCATATTGTTTATTTTGCGATCATTAAGTATACTAAACCACCAACTACTACTCCAGCTCCAATCTTAGTGATTTTGTTCTTAAACTTAAGTTTCTGGTTTTGTAAGTATATTTGATTATATTGGTTTTTCCAATCTTTGATTTGTATGTCTTGATTGACCATGATATTTTTGTATGTGTTTTCTTTCTTAACAAACAAAGCAATAACACTATCCTTACCATTTACTCTTGATTCAGTTAAAGCGATAACACTATCTTTAATTGTAATAATTTGTTTAGCACCATCTAATTCTACTAAATCCTTAGCAACATATGTTAACACTGGTTGTGCTAAAGGTAATGGGTTGGTTACTGTGTCTTTAGGGTAACGTTGGTTAAAGAAAGTAACTAATTCTTTTTCATTATAAGTGTCAACTACTGCTTTAGATGAATCAACATATTGAACTACTTTAATTACTTTACCTTTAGTATGAGCTAATTTGTCTTGTAATTGTTCATCAACTACTACTAATGAATCTATTGCTTTATCTTTTTCAGCAATATCTAATTTCATTGAGTCAACAGCTTGTACTAAACTGTCTTGTTTTTGTATAAATTCTTTTGACAAACCAGCATCTCCGATTTTGTCAAACACAATATACCCTACTACTAGTAAGGCTAAAATTGCTAAAACTACTTTTTTCATATATTTTATTTTATAATTCCTGCGTAATATTTCATTCTGTTAATGATATACTCATCTAATTGTTCCTCATCACTTGGTTCCTCTTCTGGTTCTTCAACTGGTGGAGGTGGAGGTGCTGATTGAGCATCTATTTTTTGTAAGTAAGGTGATTTAGCAACTAGATCAGCAATACGTTGTTCTAATGATACTTTCAAGTCACGTAAACGTTGTAATTCATCACTTGGTCTATCCTTAATATCTCCAGCTGTTGGTCTTGATTTTCTTAATGATAAGATATTTCCTCTAGTAGCAGCTAAACGACGTTGTAATTCACTATACTTTAATGAGTCCTCAAAATCTTGGTCTGATATTTTAGGAGCAAGGATTGGTTCTGCTTTTTCTATCTCATCATCTGATGGTTCTTCTTCTGGTTCTTCCTCGTCTGATTTTCTTTTGCTTAGTTTAGTTGTGCCAACAAACAAATCGTCTTCATTATCAGGCAAATCTAACACATCATCTTCACTTGGTTCTTCTTCTGGTTCTTCCTCTGGTTGAACTGAAGTTGAGCGTAATAGATTTTGTTTTAGGTCTGGGATTAAAGTGAATGACTTTCCAGGTACTGTTTCTTTCTCTATTTTACTCTTTAACAATTCAATATCCATTGGGTCAACACCTTGATCCTTTGCTTGTGAAACAAAGTAATTGATGATTTGTTGACGTCTATCATCCTTGTAATCAGATGGATTCTTAATTCTGTTTTCCAAGTCAGGAAACTCAGGATTAAGTTTATATTTTTCCTTTGCTATTCTAGCCAATTCACTAACGCGAAATGACTGATGCTCAGTTACGAATTTTTTATAATCAAAATCTGCCATGATTTATGTTTATATGTGTTTTAATATTGTTTGCATTCTATCATATGTTGAACCATTAATAACAACTAATTTCTTAGGTGGAAATAATGATAACAAACGAAGTATTTCTTGGTTGATATTAGTTCTGTACTCTAAATTAGTTTCACGTACACCATTATCTTCCATATTAGTACCAATAGGATCGATATAAAATACTACATCATATTGATCACGCAATAACATTGCAGTGTTAACTAATGTTGATTTATACGCGCTATCTACTGATTTAGCCAGCATAGTAAATGCGGATACATCCCATACTGTTCTATCTGTAATTAAATCTTTATGTAACAACTCACCAGAACGTTCAGCAATGAATAATAATTGACCATTTATAGTTGAATCTGTATTTAATGGTACACCTAAATCACGCAAATACTTGCTACGTTCAGTAGCAATATGATACTTCTCAAATTCAGGTAGTTCAGCCAACGCTTTAACTAACGTTGTCTTACCAACTGACATAGTTCCGCATAATCCTATTTTCATAATGTGTATTTGGTATGTATAAATATTAGTTAGAGACGTGTTTCAAATTTCGGATCTTTTGCTGGTGGTACACCATTCAC